CGCTTGAGTTGTCGCCTGAGCTTGTGATGCTTGGGGCGGCTTCTAGAGCGGCTACACCAGCTACTGTGTGATTAGCGTTATCATACTTGATAGCAATAGTAATCTGAATTGGATCACTTGTTGCATAGTTGTTTTCGCCATAGTTCACGTTCTGGATATAGCAACCTGCTAGTTCCCATGTGTCTAGAACCTGCTCTGCACCGTCGTTACCACCGTCTAATTGAGTGATCTTAGTTGTGAACTTATAGTTCTGACCAGCTCTTTGACCTGACTGTGCCGCATGATTCATTTGACGCTGTAGTTGTGCCGCGATAGCTTTGCTTACTGAGCCAGTAATATCGTCACGTACTGTGAGAGTAACTGGATCCCAAGTGTGCTTACCTGCTAGGAACACTCTTGAGTTGTAAACATCAAGGACAACGTCGTCATGTGTGACGCTTGGGCGGCTAACACTAACTACTTGGCTGGTTAATGGTTGCATGTGAGATGCGCCATCACTACCACCAAAGTTTGTTAGCTCAACGCGGAAACGATAAGCTAATTTAGGCTGTACTAGAACACCTGAAGAGCCTTCTGGTACGTTAAATTTATCTACACTGACTGCCATTTTCTTATCTCCTTGCGTTTATTTATCTTAGGAAGCTGGCAATCGCGCCAGTGTTAACTACACGTACCGGAATGTAAATAAACTCAGCAGCCTTAACTGGTTCAATGGCTACGTCAATGTACATTTCGTTACGGTCGATTCTTGTTGGTGTGTTATTTGTTTCGTCACACACTACCAAGAAGTCGTATACTGCTCTCTTAGTAACTAAGTCTGCCATAAAGCCGTTGAATACCTGTGTGGCACGCTCACGTGTTAGTTTATCGTTTGGCTCGAACAAGAATGGGCGAGCAATCACATCAAATCTCTCACGTAGATATGCTAGTAGACGAGCTACGTTAACACGATCTAGTGCGCTTGAGAATGGATGCAATGTTTTCTGACCCCAAACATATAGACCCTGACCTGGGAAGTTAACCAGTGGGTTAATGTTTCTCTCGTACAAGGTGTCTCTCATTCCTTGGTTTAATGCAATGTTTTTAAACTCGTTCTCACTTGTTACAACACCAAAGTTGCTGATACCGCTGGCAGCACCACGTGTTAAACCTGCTGGTGCGAACCATGGGAAAGCTACCTGGTCGTTGTATGCGTAAGCACGAAGAACTGCATGTGAAGCTGGAACAGCAACATCGTTACCGCTTAGGTCGGTTGATAGTGCGCTTGGATAGTACACTGCAACTGAAGCATTACGTGTTACTAGACCTTCTTCGCCGTTTGTACCTGCTTCAGTACCTAGTGCCCAAGTAACAATATCTGTGGCACGGTTCTGTAGCTTCATTGGGCTGTCAGCAATAATGAACGCTGTTTCTTTGCGGTCTACGTTTAGAGTTAACATTTCATCAATACACTCTGGGTAACCAGGTGTAGCGATTAGGTTAAATGTAATTGTTTCTTCACGTAGTTCTGTTGAACCAGCAAGAGCGGCTTGTAAACGCTTGGCAACAACACGGCGTTGTGCTTTGTCAAACATATATGCTGAACCTGCACGTGGACCACTGTCTCTGTTACCGCTTTCTGTTTGCCAGAAGCCTTCTGCGGCATTATATTTCTTAACAACACCACCTGACATTGCTGTGTTAAACACTAGCATGCCTTCTGGATAAAACTGTGGATTTGGTGCTTCGCTATCCATTGCAACGGCTGTTCCGTTTGTACCAGTGTTATCTTGGAATGTTGATGTTAAGTCAGCAAATAAAACACCTGTTGGAGTTGTTTGATCTGCGTTGTCGTGTGCAACAAAGTCAACACCATCATATTCTTTAATGAATGGATAGTTTTCCATGTCGTTTGTATCAATCCAGATATCGCCTGGAGTTGGGGTAGCTGGCTCAATGGTATCAATAGTAATGTTACCTGCGCCAACTGGTTCCCATCCATTGGATGTTTTGCGATAAATGTCAGCAATGACGCTTGAGTCGTACCATAATCTGCCATCTAGTGTGCCGCCTGTTGGCTCGCTTTCACCAAATGTTACAGTTAGGTTTTCAAAGGCTGCGCCGTTGTAACGACGTAGTTCAAATTTAGCTTCTGTAGAGCTAACTGTACGAACATATAAGTCGTTTGCATTTAGGTTTGCACCAAATGCTGTTTCGGCTGTAGCATCATCAACAAATGCAACTTCGCCACTTGGTGCGTTTGGACCAACAATTTGTGTTACAAACTGATTAAGTGTTGAGCTGTACTTTTTAACGATTAGCTGTAGGCCTTGGTTTGGACTTGTTGTCTTAAACCAAACTGCGCCTGCGGCTGGTGATGGGAATTGGAAGTGTGGACCAACATTAACAGCGGCACCAATGTTGCCGGATGTAATTTCTGTCCAAACACCTGCAATGTTTTTATAAAATACTTTTACTGCGCCGTTGATGTTTACTGCATAATCACCTGCGGCACCACCGACTGGGACACCATCAAACACCTGTACGTCTACTGCATTCCATGCAGAGCCGTCGCCTTCGAAAAGGCCCCATGATGTGTTGGCTGTATCTACCCAATAAGTGTTATTAGCTGGCGGACCTGCTGGCTCTGTTTCACTTGGTTCTAATTCTTCCATGTTTAGATCTGCACGTACTACAATAGCACGGTTAGCAATACCTAGATAGTAGAAAGAAGCAAGCAAGCCATATTCGTTAAGTTCGTGACCATGTACTGGAGTGCCGTCAACGATCTTAAACTCTGGTTCGCCAAATAATTGAACTAGCTCACGCTGGCTAGTAATAGTTAAAGGCAAGTTAGCGTACTGTGACTTTGTGTACTCAGCTAGTGTTCCGTCTGGAGCATTACGATTTGAACGTGTAGCTAGAACAATAACTGGAACTGTACCATTACCTGGGGAAGCATATACGCTTTCGTCGATAACTGATACACTAACGCCTGGGGAAACTAGTTGTGGCATGTTATTTCTCCGAGTTTTATTAAAATTCAG